TGGTGATGTCCGAAGCCGTGCTGGTGAAGCCCGTCTGATTGGCCGTCACCTCGGCGTAGGCAACAACGCCTTGCGGCAGGAACTTGTCGATGTAGTCCTTGAGCGACTGCACCGCGTTGCGGATCGGTTGCGTCAGCTCGTTCGGGGACGGGACGCGGAACGTTGCCAACTCACGACCCGAGTCGGACGAGGGTCACGGCGAGGTTGGAGAACGTGACCGCACCAGAGTCGAGACCATTGTACACCTCGAACGTCAGCGTGTCGCCAGCCGTGAGGTACGCATCGCCATCAGCTTTCAGTGATGTGGTCTGTCCACCGTAGGTGTTGCCGCCGCGGTTCTGTGAGTTCTGGTAGAGGTTCATCGCGTGCTGCCCATTGGAAGCCGCCGACGCGGTGCCAGTGCCGAACCAGGAGTAGAAGCCCGACCCCCCCGCAGGAACCGTCAACGTGGTACCCGACGACCAGAACCCGCCAGCGTCGGCCGTCTCCGCGGTCCAGATGGCGGTGACACTATCTGCTGCTGGGATGGATGCGGTTGCGGTCGCGCGGGTGAGCGCCACGCGAAGCGTTGCTACCCCAGCGATGAACCCGTCTGCGTACGTCTTGTTCACGACATGGTTCCCAGTCGTCGGCGCATTCGGATGCGATTGCACCGCAGTGAACGCAACCGCCCCGTCGCGCTGCACCGTCTCGGTGTTCAAGAACCCGACGATCTGTGAGAAGTTGGCGTTCACTTCGGTGGCGTCAGCGTTGCCGCCACCGTTCACGAACGTGTTTGGGACCGAGGCGGTAGCCATCAGCGAATCCTCCGAGGGTTGTACTTGTAAGTGATCGAGTTCACGCCCCACGGCTTGCCGCCAGGGCCGCTCATCTTGAGACGAATGGCACGTGCCGAACCAAGGTTCCCGCCACGCACGAACTGCGCACCAGTCGGGTCGGCACCCCACGGTGCCTCACCCCACCCGAGGTTGGCGTCAGGCTCGGCGGCTTCCGCCTGCCACTGCAAGCCCCCCGTGGGGACCGTCAGGTCGAGGTAGAACAACCGATGCACCGTCGCCTCCTCCCAGTCGCGGTACGCCTGCACCGTGATGCGAGTGGCGACCGCTGGTACGGGGACAACGAAGTCGGGGCGACGCCACATCTTCTTTGCGGACACCACCCCAGCATCCAGCCACGGGGCCACGTAGTACGACGAGAAACTCGTGTCCGTGCCCCTGATGTCATCCTGGGAGATGTTGACGGTCTGCTTCAACACGAACGCATCAGTCGGATGCGCCGCCACCAAAGAACGGGTGCCAGTCGACGCCACGAAGTCGATCGGAGAGATCAACCCCGCACTGTCGGACAGGCGGTACAACGTCCACGCCTCGATCGTTGGGTCGAACACGTACGTGTGTGTCGCCGTCGTCGCCGTAGCGATCGGCACCGACAGCCACAGACGGTTGTCGGCGTGGGACAGGTGGATGTTGGTGAGATGGGAGTCGTTGATCGTCTGCTGCAACGGGCGCAGCTTCTCGAACAGGTCGCTGAACTCTTTGCCGTCGTACAGGAACACACCGTCAGGCCAGTCGAAGAAGAACAGCCCACCCTCGGTCACGGCGACAGAATGGGACGAAGGGGTGCCCAACGATGAGGTGAGGGTCACCACCTGGAAGGTGTCGGTGTCGTAGCCGTAGATGGCGTGGATCGAGTTCTGCTTGAACACGATCAACGCACCACCGAACGGCATCATCGCAGTGATACCCGAGCCGCCCTCCACGATGTCGATGAAGTCGATCTCCCGCCACGACTCAGGGAAGTTCGGATGAGAGAACCGCACACGGTTCGGGAAGTCCGTTCCGTTCTCACGCGTGGAAGCAACCCACAGTCGGTCCACGTGAGCGGCAACGAAGTTGGACCGAGGCATGTGCGTGCCGTTCGGGTTCGTGAGCGAGTCCTGCCATGCGCCCGTAGCCGACGCGGTGAGCGCCGTGCTGGCCGAACCGCTCCACTTCGACATCGTTGTGGTGGCCACACCTGACGCGACGTACAGCACGTCGCTCGACGAACCCGACCACGGGGCGAAGTGACCGCCATCAGCCGATGACACGGCGATGGTGGTGTCAGTGAAGTTGCCGCCCGTCGAGAAGAACACCTTCGAGTTGGCCGACAGAATGATCTGCGGCGACGTGCGATACCACGAGTACAACTGCTCGGGTGTGAACGACCCGTTCGCGATCGAGTCGACCGCCGTCGTGTTGATCCGCTCGAAACCCGACCGCATCGACAACCCACCGCGAGGGTCCACGTCGACATTGAGCAAATCGGGCGACTCGTTGGGTTGGAGCTGGAACGGGTCGGCGCGCAGGTTCAAGCCACCGACGAACGAGTCAGTTCGGAGTACCTGCATCTGTCCCATCAGTAGCGGCGGCCCTGGCTCAAGATCATCGGCACGTTCGCAGGGATGCGCATGATGTCGTCTCGGGCGAGCTTGGCTGCCTCGGTGTACTGGCGGTCGTATACCTGCGCCATCTCGGCGTCTTCCTGGTACTCGAACATCTTCATCACGGCGAAGTAGACGAGCGACTGGTGTAGTCGTTCGTCGCTGTCGATCTCCACCACGTCAGATGCCTGCCACGTCTCCAACGGCAGGCGGTAGCCGCGTGCCGTGTACGTGATCGCCTCGGTCGGTGTCGGCCACATCCAGATGGAGCTTGCCCACTGCGAGTAGTAGCGGGGGGTGCCCGTGACGTTCGCCCCGTAGTACGAACCCTCGGCCTCGTCGTGACCGATGTAGGTGAGGCGGTAGCCGTTGGACTGGTCGTACAGCGACGTGATCTCACGGAACACACCACTGGCGACACCCGAGACCAGGTAGCTCTGCGTGCCCGCCACGGTGACCAGCGTCGAGCTGGTCTCGTACGACGGCCAACGGCGTTCGATCGACACGATCCGCTCGAAGCCGTCCTTGACGTACATCTCCAACAACGTGTCGGAGACATCGGTCGTGTCGAGGTCGGTGATCTCGCGAGCGAGCGTCTTGATCTCACCTCTGTTCATCGGTCGGTTCCTCTCGCTTCACGGGGTCGGGCTGCCCGTCTGCCTTCGCGATCGCACGGAGATGACCGATGCAGAACGGGGTGCCACGAGCGGGGAAGCCCTCGCACGTGTCGTTGTTCGCCTGGCACTTGCCACGCCCGAGGTACTCGCCGCCGCCAGGCGGTGCCGCCCGAATGGGGTCTGGCCCTGCCATGTGCTGCGGGGTGTACTCGCGGAACACTGACTCGCCGTACATGTTGTGGACTGCTCTGATCGTCGTAGCCATCACTCAGTGATCGTTTCGTTACGTGAACGACAACGACCCGCCACCCTCGAAGGGGGGACGGGTCGTTGGTTGCCCCGATGATGCTCGGGGCATAGATCGCTCAGGTCTTCGCGGTGAGCTTGCCGTGACGTTTGCGGTTGCGGAGCGTCAGGTTGCCGTAGCAGAAGATGAGCGCATAGCGGGCGTCCATGTTCTCGGGCCGAACGAACTCGGTCTGCTTGAACCACTTGTCCGAATGGCCGACCATCTGGATGTACTTCGAGTTCAGGAAGTACACGTGACCCGTGGTTGCCGACTTGTCGAACATGAACGGGGCCGTCTTGAACATCAGGTTCTGGAACCCGACATCGGCCATCTTCGTGTCCGTGTACCGCAACTGCGGCGCGAGCAGGGCCTCGTACTTCTCGTAGAGGGTCTGCGTGCCGAACACGCCGTCAGGCGAGTCGTTGCCGTTGGATGCGGTGTTGAACGCCGTGGTCATCTGAGCGATGGTCAGCGCAGTGCTCGTGTTCTCCTCGTATGAAGCCCAGAACGAGTTCCCAGCCACAGAGGGGTCGATGTTGCCGACCGAACCAGTCGCATCGACGAGCACGTTCAGTGAGTTCCACTCACCAGCAGCAACCGAGGCGGCGAACAGCATGTTGCTGAACTTGTCCTTCATGGACTCCTCCAACTGCATGATCTTCGCGTCGAGGAGCTTGACGACCTGCGCCTCGCCGTTGTTCTTCGCTTCCTCGATACCCGAGATGGCGATCGAGCCAGCGAGCTGCCGCCACTCGAACTCGGCGGCACTGATGCCGTCCTGCGGGGTGAGCGAGATCGTGTCGTAGTCGGAGTATGCGGCCACGGTGTCGTTCGAGCCGTGGATGAGCGGCTCGACGATCTTCGTCCCACCGTCCTCCATGCGCATCCGACCCTTGGACATGATCCAGTTGGTGAGCGGGCGGTCGAGGAACACGTTGTCCGTCAGCCGCTTCTTGTACTTGAGCATCGTGGTCGACAACAGGGTGTCGAAGTTGGCGTTCGCAGGCATGCGAATCTCCTTACAGGGTTAGGACTCCAGCTCGCGCTTGGCGGCGTAGTAGGCGTCCGAGATGGATCGGATGGGTCCGTCGTCGCGTCCCGCAGGTCGAGCCGATGCGCCACCCGAGACGACACCTGCCGTCTTTTTCGCCTGCCTCTGCACTGCCGCTGTGTCAGCGGCCCGTGACTTCACGAGGAGACGATCGAATGCGATCTGCTTGAACGTGGATTCCAGGTCGGTGCTCCCTGATCGGAGCGCTGCCCCCACCACTTCCTGTGGGTCGAAATCGGACCCGTATGCGGTTTGCAGTCGTTGCACTTCTGCCTGGAGCTGCTGCTGAGCCTGTGCCTGCTCAAACTTGAGAAGGCGCTGCTCAATCTCACCGAGCTTCGGGTTGATCGGATCGACCGTTGGCGT